CTGCCATCTTTCCCGGAGGAAAGTTGAAGTACTCCGTAAACTACACCGTGAAATCTGGACACAACGACACGACGTTGGGAAACAGCCTTGTGAATGCCGCGATCGCTTACGCTGCTTTTAAGCGAGCCGGCATACCTGCTTCCATCTTAGTCGCAGGTGATGATCTCGTCGTTGCGACGTATGAATACGTCAACGTCGATGAAATCATCTCGATTGAGAGGAACTATGGGATCACGCCTGAAGCCCAAACCTTCACTGACTTTGAACAAGTCAGTTTCATCTCAGGCATTTGGATGAGCGACAGTGAGAGGATAGGATTTGTCCCTCAACCTGGCCGCTTGTTCGCGCGCTTGTGGTGGACGGTCAACCCTCCCTCGAAGAAGAAGATGCAGATGTACTTGCGTGGCGTTGCCCGTGGTCTTCTTGGCGTCGTTGGGACTATGCCCATACTTCGGACTTGGGTAGGTATGTTTGATTCGGAAGGAGAGAGCACTCGTACGGATAAGTGTTACAACTTCCGTGGCTCTGTGTTTTCTTTCAGCAATGAAGGGATTTACGGAAGCTATACAAGGAGGTATGGAATTGTCAAGGAGGATTTGGTTGAGTGCGAGAAATGGCTCCGCTCACTCCCATTGAAACCCCTTTACATAAACCATCGAGTGTTAACGCGCATGATGGAAGTCGACCTCGCCGATGTGAGAGACCGAGGTGCTCTCATATCGGAGGGTGTCGTGCCTATCACCGTACCGAGTGTCGCCATTACGAGCAATGGTCGCTTAGGCGGGGGTAATCACCTCCGCCAGCGTTCGGAGAAAACGCCGCTCGAGGAAGTCGTCAGGGAGCTTGAAATGCTCCAGGATCTAGACGACCTTGATGCTGAAGTTCTCCGGAGGCGAGCGAGTGCTTTGTAAATTGGCGTGCAAGGCGTGAACCACCTTAAAACAGGTATTTTCGGCATCTTATGCAGCGTGATCGCGATCGTCTACGTGAGAAATTGGGCGCGTTTGGTATATCAGAGTCCGCGAAGGATTGGGTGATGAAAACACTAGATCCCGCAGTGACCTTAAGTACCAAAGGTATCCCCGATAGTAATGCTTGTGCTGTTATGAGACCAGAGTCAACTATCCAGTTTACTATTTCCACCCCAACTGTACCCACACCCACTTGGGATTGTATGATCATCATGCCACCCG